CTGACACTCTTTTAAAATCCGCTCTTCGGAATTTAATATGAATCGTGTCAGATTATTCGTAAAAGTTGTTTCCGTGTTTTCTGTATAATCCTGTATCGCTGTTTTCAGCGTGGTGAATGTAAATGCCATGTCACGCCTCCAGTGTTACAGGTCCAGCAGAAGTAGGGTAACCGCCCCCAGATACAGAACCTGCGGTTGCCGTGCCACTGGATGCTGAAAATGTATAATTGTCATCATCAACGCGAGTGATTGTATATCCTACAGCCGTAGTTAACACGGCGGCTGTAAAACCATCAAATCCAATTACATCCCGAAACCGCACAGTGTCGCCTGTGGATCTACCGTGGCCTGTTTCACGAACAGTTATAGTTGCGCTACCTGAAGAACCACTAAGAAATGAATCTGGGTTCAATAACACTTCTACTTCTGGTTCTGTACGATCAGGACGAGCGTCCTTTAAAGCTTCTGCATCAGCAGGTACTCGTGGAGGGGTTAATTGCGGCTGCTTTGCTTCCCATTCATCCTTACCCACTAAGAAGCCATTCCATTCACGCTTCATATCTTTCAGACGATATCGTTGGCCTGACCGATCAGAAATTCCGTAAGCGTATTTATTGGAAGCAAATTTAGCCATTATATAACCTGTATCGAACTTGCAGTAGGCACAAGTTGAAGACTTGATCTATCACGATCTTCTGTTGCTGCTCTAAAGAAGTCTTCTTCATAAGCCGTTTTTAAATCAGCCATGCGATTAGGGGCACGCTTCACGGCTATGGAAAAGGCCAGCCCAGAAACAAGGCTTGGCAAAAACCTGAAAGGTACTTCCATGGTATCTACAGAGGCGTCCGCATCATCTATACGAACCAAACGGTAATAGATTAATGCGTCAGTTGAATTTTCTGGAACAGGCCAAATTGTTACCGTAGGTGTGATTAATCGATCCACAAAAAATTGTGTTGCTCTTGCTTGATTGTCTTTATCTGGAATTGCAAGGAAATCGCTCCGACTAATACGATTCACAGCAATATCAGAACCAGAACGACGAACGACCATATCCAAAATATCAATGGTATTTTGCACATCGTCCAAAGACGGATCAGCCGATATTGTCGTAGTCGCACCACTACTAGATCCTGTTATGGTTTCACCTGCTGTAAAAGCACCACTAGGTACAGTCAATGTAAGCGTTGCGCCGCTGGGCTTTGTTATAATTTTTGCTGTCGTACTGCTGCTGGAACCCGTTATGGTTTCACCAACAGATAAACTAGCCGAAGCACCAACTGTTGCGGTTATAGTTCCAACGGGATATGTGTCAACGGCTGAAGAGCTTGAAAGTTGGGCTAACGTTTGTGTAACTTGCCTCACGGTCCATAAGTTAATGCCCCGGTTAGCCCAGTCTGCCAGCATAAGATTAAGTGATCTACGTGCAGTAACCGCATCATAGCCCGTGCGTGATTCTAAACCGCAACGTTCAAATGCTTCCTCTATGATCTCCGCAACATTGAGATCAAAATTGGCAGACCCCGATATAGCCATTTACTATATCCCTGCGCGCTTTAAACTTTCAGCCGTTGTATAGGCCACTTCTACAGGGGAACTTTTTTCATGATGCACAGAACCCCCATGATTATATCCCTTGCGTTTCTTAACCTTGCCGCCTTTCCCAAGATGTTGGACACCGTCCTTGGGATCGCCGTATTTATTTTTTCCTGGTCCACCTTTCATAACGATCTCCTATCTAAGCGTGAAATACAGTAGCCGTGGTAAACGTGCTCTGCGTATATTGAATGTAGATACCCGCCGTAAACAAAACGCCCTCAGCAGGGATACTTACATCATCCAATACGGTTGCACTTGCAACCGTAGAAAGCTGCATGGCGGTTGTTCCCGTAGGCGAAGTAGTTGGAAATACCAAGGTGCCCGCAGTAGCGGAATTCATTATGCGAATGCCCTTCAACCGCGACCTACCTGCAAATACCACATCTGCCGCAGAATTATTTATACCGGCAGAAACATTGCCCGCACTTGCTCCATCGATAGCGATTTGGGTAACTGTTTTAAAGTGTTTGCTACCCGTAGCCGTACCCGCATTCGCCCCGGTAATTTCTTCCGTTTGAGCATCGCCATTTACATCAGTTCCGGTTACCGTAAACGTGTCTCCAGAATCATCGCCCGCAGATAAAATTGTAATAATTCTACCTGAATCAAATGTAGCAGAACCACCTGATGTTAAGGCTCCACCAAGCGTTAAGTTTCCAGCGCCGCCTAATGTGGCCGCTGCAGATATACCATCTGCATCCAAGGCTTGTGTGTCGGCTGTTAAAAATACCGCCTTTGCATCACTTCCACTAATGTATGTCGCCATCGCGATTCTCCTGTTGGAGTTCCTGTGCTTTTGACAAGGGTAAAATGATCATTGGATCATCTTTACCCCGTGTTACAACAGGCGGATCTTCTAGTCTATGATACCCATAGAATCTTTCTGTTGCAGGTTTATTAGCATCAAACATTGTAGTTGTCATTGCAACCTCAACATTGATACCACGCTCCTCGGCCTTAGACAATAAATACTCACAACAAGCGCGCCCTTCTTCAGCAAACTGTCTTAAATGCACATACCCAAAATCAGCACCATACATCATTATACTTTCAGGTTTTGCGCATATGGCAAAAGCTATAGCAAAAGCGACAGTGTTATTCAGGTATGAAGTTTTAAGAGTACTACATACTTCCTGCAGAGGATAAAGAACAGCCCCGGGAACCCTATCATCTAAAACGCAAGTGTAAATAGGCCCCGAATGAGTCGGGAGCCATTTACGCATTCCAGGAGTCATAGAACCTGCATCTTCGGTATCTAAAAATCGTGAAGGCGGGTCAAGCATGAAGACTCTATCATGATATATAACACCGCCCATAGAATTCACGGCCCATACCTCATCTGCAAAAATAGAGGAATCACCGTTAGACGCAGAGGATTTGGTAAATTCGGCGTGGCTATTGCCCATTGCAACAATAGCCACGCGCTTCCCGGAAAGATCTGGTATTATAGACTCATCTTTACCATTGGTTCGCATTTGATCTAAAAATATCCCATAAGAAAAAAGAGGGGCACATGGCCCCTCTCTCCATTAAGAACCAGCCTTGATCTCTCCTGATAGGACCATCATCTTATGCTTAGTTGTCCCAGGAGAAGGAAGATCCTTCTTAGAATTAATCCCGTAAGAATACTTAGACTTCTTAGCAGAATCTTCCTTGATTTGGGGCTTCTTTTTTGAATCAGCCATGTGTTACCTATTATACAGACGAACCAGACTGAGTCATGCCATTGGTAACACGCTGCGCGGCTACATGGATGTAATCACACCATGCGGCATCCGCAGTTGTCGTACCAGATATAGCACAGAACCAAGGTGCCAAGGCTGAAGTCGGTATGTTGCCAGTTGTGGTAGTTACCAAAACACGATCAACATAGAACTCCACCTGCCCCGTACCCTTTACAATGAAGCCAAGCTGACGGCTGTTAGAAATATTAGAGCTTCCTTCCGCACCATCGGAGAAGTCAATACCCGTATCCGTTTTTGTCTCAGTTCCACCACTGTCACAATTAGCAAAAATGGATGCCGCACCCTCAACAAGAAGGAAACCGATCTGGTTATTAGCGGTGAAAGGAACACCCGTAGCAAAAGTACCGTTCTCGGCTAGACCAACGAACATATCCATGTCGTCGGCATCCGCTACCGCTACTCTAGCCTCAAAATAAATGTTCTTGCTGGCTTCAGCCATAAAGATTTCATTACCTTGAATAGCGCCACCGGAGTTATCAGTGGATCCGTCTCCAAGAGACTTCGCCCAGCCGCCAACATGATCTGCAAGGCATGTTAACGTACCGCTGTTCAGGACGCTCTTAGTCCAGTCGTCAGTGTCGTCAATGTCGATGCCTACAAAGTCATCATGTTTAAAGATATAATCAGGGTTAACTTGAATCGGCAGGTTCTGAAACCAGAGACCTAATCCACTGGCGTCGCTACCATGGCCGCTATACATCAACGGCCCAGAAAATCGTGTAGTACCCATCGGTACACCTCCTTACAAAGGTTTTGCCCTAGAGTCTTAGTAAGCGTTTGCTGGGCCAATCGCTAGGGCTATTAATCCCAGAAACCTAACTATACGCAAAAAGAAGGG